AAGCTGACGAAGTACGCACCCCGCCCCGGCACGAAGCCGGGAACCGACGCCAGCTCGGCCAGTTCCTCCGGCGCCAGGTACAACTGGCCCGCCGACAGGGACTGGTCGCGGGTGAACGAGGCGTCATCGATCGACCACTGCCGCCAGCCCTCAGGGTTGCGCAGCACGCGCAGCACCATCGCCGACACGACCTTGCGGACCAGCGCATCGGACAGGGAGCCAGCGGTCATGCGGGCCTCGACGCCGGGCACCTGCGCCAGCACGACCGCCCAGGCGTCATCGAGCAGGGCCTGAGCGACGGTCTCTTCCTCGGCGGAAAGGGGACGCCAGCGGTCGGCGAGGTCTGAAGGTACGACCGGGTTCGGCACGCCGACGCCCCCTTTCCGTCAGAGGTTGAGATCAGGCGGTGGTGACGCCGCCCTTGCCGGGAGCGTCACCGACCTCGTCGACGCGGGGCCGCTGGGCCTCCACGACGACCGAGGGCTTGTTCGGGTCGGCGATGTCCTCCGCCGAGGCCGGGCGGACCTCGTGCGGCTGGTAGTTCGACGGGCCGATCCGGCCGGAGTAGTCGCCCCGCTTGGGGCCCTCGCCCAGCGCGTCCTCCGGGCCGACGGGCTCGTCGCCCTTGCCCGGCAGCATCGGCACGCCCATGTCGAGCGCGTCGTCGCGGGTGGTGGTGCCCCCGGCGGTGTGCTCGAGCTTCTTGTTCTGCTCGACGGACGCCACCGACTCGTCGGTGAGCTTCCGCTCCTCAGCAGTAGCCATGTTCGGGTCTCCTTCTCGGATCAGGCGGCGAGAACGCCGGTCAGACGGGCAGCCGGCTGGGTGCCGAACAGGGCGACACCGCAGTACCACTCGATGCGGGACCGCCACGCGGGCTTGGTCTCCAGCTGACGCGGCGGGTCGACCTGCACCCCGCCGTTGGTCAGCCCGACGACGCCCGGGTCGGACAGGCCCGCACCGAACGAGACCGCGTAGATGCTCGACGTCGTACCGGTCGCCGTGCCCTGGGTCTCCGTCTGCGGGATGATCGGCGTGCCGTCGGCCTTCTTGCCGGCGTCCACGAGCGGGATGCCGTTGTAGGTCATGGTGACCTGGCCGAGCGCGCCGTTCTCGAAGCCGATCGCCCCGGTGGTGAGCCGCCGCGAGGCGGAGCGGAACCGAGACAGCACGCTGGCGTTGGCGACGAGCAGGTCGGCGTCCGGGCAGAGCGACAGGAGGTTGTCGAGCTGGTCGAAGAACGCCTGGATGTCGGTGCCGCCGTTGCCGACGATCGGGATGCCGTTGGTGCCGGCCGCGATGACCTGCGAGCCGGTGAGGCGCTTCTTCAGGCCGTTGAAGGAGTTCGCATCCACGGCGGTGTCACCGTTGATGAAGGCGTCGTTGAACTTGTAGGCGACGGCCTTGGCCTTCATGCGGACCTGGGTCTGCATCTGGTCGATCAGGTTGGACCGGGTCTGCTGGATGAACCGGTCGACGTCGGCGTCGCCACCGAGGATGACCAGCGACTCCGTGGCGCTGGTGAAGGTGCCCGTCGACTCCGCGTAGCCGGCGTTGACGGCGCGGAACTCCGCACCGGACAGCGTCGCCTCGGAGTTGTACTGGTAGGCGTTGCCCTCGATCGTGTCGAAGTTCAGCCGAGCCAGGAAGGGGCTGTTGGGGACCAGCGTCTCCATGACACCAGCGGCGAGCTGGTTGGTGGAGACGGCGGCGGCCTGAGCGAGCGTCAGTGCCATGAGCGGGTGTTCCTTTCGGGGGTCGACCCGCTAGGGCGGGTTCGGATCACTGCATGTAGCGCGCCAGCCCCGCCGCGATCTTGTCCTGGGCGGTGCTGGGGACTGCCTTGCTGGCGCCGACGCCGATCCCGGCCTGCGCGGCGGGGGCGGTGTTGCTGTCGGTGCCGGCGAGTAGGTAGGGCTCGTCTTCGCCGAGCCGCTTGAGGGCTTCCTTGATGGCCTCGGTGTCGACCTCGCCGGTATCCGTCACGGACACCTCGGACAGGTCGAGCAACTTGACCGCAGTAGCGGGGCTGCGGAACTGGGCCTCCGCTGCCAGGGCGCGAGCCTCGGCCGCCACTAGGCGACTGTTGGCCTGCTGGAGCGCCTGCGCGGCGCCCTCCTTGAAGGCGGTCTCGCGGACACGCTCAAGTTCGGGCTTGCTGGCGGCCTCGATCTCTTCGACCTTGGCCTTGGCTGCCCGGCCCTCCTTGGCCTCCTTTTCGGCGGCCTTCCGGAGGTCCCGCTCCCTGTCGAGAGCGGTTTGCAGCTTCGCCAGATCCTCGGCCGTCACGGTCGCGGTCGGCGCAGTCTCCTCGGCGGCCGGGGTCGCCTCGGGGGTGGGTTCGGTCATGCTTCCTCCTCGGGCGTCACGCCCTCAGGGGCCCCGCCTTGCCTCACGCGAGGCGGGTGGTCTATTCGGCGATGCCGTTGCGCTTGAGGGCGTTCAGCGCCTCTACGCGGCTCGTCAGGTGCGCCATGAAGTCCTGGATGCCGCCCGGGGGGAGCGGTGTGACGCCGTTGCCGTCGCCCCACTGCTGCGCGGCAAGCCGCTGCCGCTTCAGTTCGGCCTTCGTGCGCTTGCGCTCGACGGCCATCCGGACACGCCACCGGTCGCGGGACTCGTTGAGCACCTTGACCAGATCCGCGCCCTCGTCGATCCGCTTGCGCTGATCGGCCGACAGATCCTTGATCAGCCCGCGGCGGTGCAGCTCCATCGGGTCGGTGGTGAAGTCGCCCGCGATGTTCTCCGCCGACGGGATGAACAGGCAGTCGCAGCCCGGGTGCCGGGGGAGCGGGATGTTCCAGCGGTACCACTGGCCGGCGAGCACGGCGCAGCGCGAGCAGCACGGCGGGTTGATCTGCCGCACCCAGCCCGTCGTCTGCCGCACGGCGATCGATGCGGCGGTGGCATCCCGCGCGGCGTCGGCAACGGCGGTCTGCAGCGCCTGCTCCAGCCACTCGCGGCCACCGATCAGGGCCTCGTCGAGCGGAGCCCCGGCGCCGATGCTCGCCTTCGCCTGCCGGACGCCACCGGCGAGCAGCGTGTCCAGCGGACGGCCGTCGTAGGCGACCCCAGCGAACGCGCGTGGCCGGATCAGCGCCTCAGGGCGGTCCGGTTGGCCGGTCTCGTCCAGTACGGCAGGAACGTAGGCGGTCGCCGCGGTCGCCGCCGCCAACTGCGCCGCACTCGTCACCCGCACCAGCGAGGGCGCCACGCGCCCCCAGGACGCATCGAGCGCGCCGGGGGTGAGCAGGGACCAGGCACGGCGTGCGGCGGCGACGAGCAGCAACTGAAGGCGCTGCAGGCTGGCCGCCAGATCCTCACTGGCCTGCGGCGTTGGCATTCGGCGTTCCGGCGATCAGCTTCGCCGCCAGGTTGTCCAGGCTGGCGTCACCCGCCTCGGCGCCCACCAGATCCATGACCCGGCGCAGCTTGTGCGGGGTCATGTTCGGCAGCATCTCGAACGCCGCCTCCCGCGGGTAGCCGACACTGATCAGCTTCTGGATGCCGTCCACGATCTGCGCGAACGACCGCGCCTCATCATCGGCCCAGTTGACCTCGCCGCCGATCGCCGGCAGATCCTCGCCACGGGCCCGCGACGCCAGCCGCATGACCTGCTTCAGCGAGCCACCCGACCAGCGCTTGAGGTCGGCGATCAGGCTCGACAGCGTCGACTCCGCGCCGGTCAGCGCATCCCCGGACAGGTTCGCCATCTTGTCCAGCAGGTACTGGGGCGGGATCTGCCCGCGGCCGAAGAAGTCGGTCAGGAACGCCGACAGCGCCGCGATGTAGTTACTCAGGTTCGACTCGGGCAGATCGAACACCTTCGTGTCCGCGCCCGGAAACACCAGCGCCCGATCCACCGACGCCCGGCCCATGTTCACCACGACCGGCATCGGCTGACCCTGCGCGTCGAGCAGGATGTTCCCGTCCGCGTCGCGCTGCCAGATGACGTTCCCGTCGTCGTCCTTCATCACCGGGTCAAACCCGGTGAACACCCGCTGCCGGTAGGCCGAGAACTGCATCGCCAGCAGCGTGTTGAACCGGATCGTGTTGATCGCGTCCTGCGCCGGGATGAGCTGGTCGATGATCGACGGGCGGGGCTTGCCGTCCGCGTCAAGGTTGTTGTCGAACGCGACGAACGGCAGCGCGCCGAGCCCGGAGTTGCCTGCGGACACGATCTGCCAGGAGCCGACATGCGGGCGCTCGTACCGCACCCACAGGCCGGCGGTGTCATACACCCAGGCGATGTCGCGGGTCCGCTTGGTCGGCACACCCGAGGACGTGTCGTAGACGACCGTCGAGGTGGACTTCACGGCCCAGTCGGGGCTGAACGGGTCCTCGATGGACGGCTCCAGCCACACCCGCTGCACGTTCTCCGGCCGCACGAGCGGCGTGCGCGAATCCCGCGGGTTGCGCCACACCGACATGACCCCGCGCGAGTGGTTCATCATCTGCGTTGCCACGATCGGCCACAGCGCGTCAAGGTTGTTGGCGTCCCACACCTCATCCCAGGTGCCCTGGTCCGCGTCGGCGTCCCGCGAGATCCGGAAGCCGTTGGGCCGCACGCGCTGCACCGGGGCATTCGAGGCGAGCGCGATCCAGTTGGCGATCGACATCTCACGCAGCGCCAGGTACTCGGCGTTGACCCCGGGCGGCGCGTAGGGCAAGTCCTGGTCGCCGTCGTAGTACCGCTCACGCTTCAGGAAGTCCGGCTCGGCGTCGGTCAGATGGCCCAGGCCGGTCTCGAGGCGGTCGCGGGCGGTCTGTTCGTCCACGCCCACCCCGATCAGTTGAATGAGTACATGCGGTTGGAGATGCGCGGGCCGGCTGTAGGCGTGGCGGCTAGCGCGTCGGCGCGGGCCTCCACAGCCAGAGCGGCACCGACGATTGAGTCGATTTTGCGGTTGGAGTCCGGGTTTTCTTTGCGAACGAGGCGGTGTCCGCCTTTCATTCGCACGTAGCCGTTGGCGAAGTGCTCGACCACGACCGGATCGCCGGAGTGCCACAGCTCGCCGTTGCGTAGGCCCGTGTGGAGGCGGTCGAGCGCGGCGGCCATCGCCACGTCGCGCCGGGTCTCCCAGGCGACGACCCGCTCAGGGAACTCCGCGGCGAGTTCGTCGATATCCGTGCGCCACTCATGCGGGTCGGCGTACAGCCGGGTCACCTTGTAGCGGCCGAACGCCTCACGGATCGCGGCCAGCACATCTGAGCGGGGCACCTCCCACACGGTGGCGCCCTCGGGCTTGGCCCAGATGCCGACCGGGAAGACGTAGCCGTCCGACATGCGGGAGGCGATCAGGACCGTTGAGTCGTTATTCAGCGACCCGTCGAAGCCGAGCGCGACAGCCTCGCCGGGGACGACCGTCTCCGGCCGCGCCTGCCGCTCAACGACGTCCTTGGCGATCCAGGCGTCGTTGCCCGACATCGGCCGGTTGAGGAAGTAGCGGGCGGCCTCGGCGTCGTCGCGGCAGATCCGCGGGTCGCGCATGTCCCGGTACTTGCGGTCCAGGTCGATGACCTCGGCCATCGGGCCGTAGACGTAGCGCAGTTGCTTGATCGTGTGCGCCTTGTCCTCCAGCCGCACCGGCCCCTTGGCCTCGCGGTGGTTGACGAACACCGACTCGGGAAGTTCCTTCTTCCGCCACAGGGTCAGCGTGGTCTCGAAGACGCTCTGCTCGCCGGGCTTGTAGGCCGTCGAGGTCTGCTGGAGCCACGGGTCGGCGTCGTAGCGCTTGCCCAGGTTCCTGGAGATCGTGGCGTACATGTTGCGCAGCTCAGGCAGCACGTACAGGTGGGTCTCGTCGGCGCAGACGTGCGACTCCAGGCCGCCATCCTTGGAGGCCGCGCCAGAGGTGCAGGCCCGGATCTCGCCACCGTGCGGCAGGTAGATCGCCGACGCTGACTGGTACTGGCGGGCGCCGGTTGCGCCGCCGTAGATCTCGGGGTGCCGTTCCCGGCCCCACTCGGTGGCGATGTAGGCGATGGTCTTGAAGGTGTTCCCGGTCTGGCCTTCTTCTGTCGCCAGGATCTTGATGAGGGGCGACACGACGCGCTTGCCCATCGGCTCGCCCGGCAGGTAGGCGTCGTCCTCGCGGACGCCCGGGATCGGGTAGGGCTCTCCGCCCTCGGCCCAGCCGTCGAACCGCACCGGGCCGAACGCCTCGGCGGTCGCAATCCAGGCCGCGACCTCGGACTTGGCGCGCCCCTTCGGCCGCGACAACACGGCCTCGTTGTAAGCGCGCCGACCGGTGCTCGGATCCAGCCGGTAGCACTCGACGATGTGGTCGAGCATCTCGGTGTCGACCACGGCGGGCTGGCCTTGGATGTCGCCTTCGCCGTGGCACATGTACGCCTGGATGAAGTCAGCGACGAGGTACCCGAGCGAGCAGACGTGCCCGTCGAACGCAGGAGCCCAGCCCATTAGGCTCCGGCCTTCGCCGCCCGAGCCCGGTCAAGCGAGGAGACGCCGGCCTTGCCCGCTGAGGGGGCGTAGGAGCCGCGAGCGCCGCGGTGCTGAGGCCGCTTACCCGTCGCCTCGTCAGGGAGACGCAGAGCGGCGATGAGCTGCTTGAGGATGTTGGCCTGCTGCCGCGCCTCGACCCACGCGGGGTGCGCGACCGGCTGCCCCTTGCCGTTGTCGATCATCACGTCCGACGTGCGGCACACCTCGTCGAGCAGGTCGCAGCGGTCCTTGGCCCGGCACGCCTCGAGCGCGACCTC